ATCGGCCAGGTTATCGGCGGCTTCGCGGATAGCCCAGGCCGATTTTGTTCGTTCCAGCTGGTGGAGCGTGTTCAGGACAAGGGCGGCTTCGAGGAGGCCGCGATAGTCCTGTTTGTTGAACAGGTTGACTAGCCACTGGTCGGTTGCAGCTTTGTGGAAGCTGGACTCAGCGGAGTGTTCGATGGGGCGCATGGTCACCTCGGGCGGATTCGGAAGAACCAGCCGGTGTCGTTGCCTTCGATGAGCCAGCGAGGCAGCCAGTTCTTGCGGGAGTACGCGATACCCGCGCCTCCCTTGTTACTGACGTAGCCGCCAGCAGCTAGGTTTGCCTCGCCGAAGGGATCATTGTGGATGAAGTGGGTTGGCGTATACCCGATCACTACGCTCCAGTGGCCTGTACCGCTTGGGTTGGATACGGGTCCTTTGTGTAGCCAGCCAACTGGAACTGGGTGGCCGTGAGTGATTTCGTTCTCCAAGTCCTCGACTGTGCCATCCATCTCGAATGTGGCGTTCAGTCCCAGTGATTTCAACGCCGCGATTTGTGCTTTGGGGTCGGTTGTGTCGCCAAAGCGGGCGCGGATTTTGTTGTATTCGTAGTCGCCGGAGATCTTTCCGTAGTAGCGGGCCACCATGGCGCAGCTGGAGCTGAAGCATTGGCGCCAGCCGGTGGGGCCGTCGTCAGATCCAAGCTGATATTCGTAGGCGACTTTGAGGATTTTTTCTTTTGCTGGAACCAGTGGTTTCGTGCCAGCGTGCTGATCCATCAGTTGGATCAGTTTGCCTGGATAGTTGGGGTCACTTGCGTAACCTTCCTTGTGCAACCACTTTGCGGCTTCTTCTCGGGTGGCGGCGTTATTGCACCCCTTGTAGTTTTTGTAATCCTTGTACCAGTGATCGACGAGGTACATCACGCATGACAGCAGATCGGGGAAGTCGATGAAGCTGTCGGTAATTGTGATCCACTGACCGTTAATAAATTCCTGCGTTTTTTTGTCGCTACCTTCGCCTTTTAGGCCGAAAAAGTTATTGCGACCTGAGACAAGTTTTCCGTAATTTGATTCCAGTGCCCACTGGGCAGCCACCAGTTCTGGAAATTTTGCTCCAGCAACTCGGGCGGCTTCGAGTATGCCTTCCCAGCTGTTTGCAAAGTTGGTTTGTTTACCCGCGACGCTCCAGGTTTTGAACCAGCCTTGGTCGCGGCCCAAGATGTGGGGGTTGGCCTTGTTGATGGCTGCCTCCAGTTCCGTGATGGCGGCCATCTGGTGGGGCAGCGCCTTGTAGAACCGGAATAGGTCGTTAAGGCGGATCTTGTTTGAGGGCATCGGACCAGGGGGCGTGGATACTCATGGCGCCACCCAGAAGGCGGCTTTCGCCGGTTTGTAGTTCGTCATTCGGTGGTTCGTGAACCACAACGGGTTTTGGTTCTTCTGGTTGATCCGCGTGCCAGTCTTCGATGGCGCGATCCAGGCGGGGTTTTAGCGTGGCGTGGAATTTGTGGTTCTGCGCTGCTTTGCGTAGGTGATTACGCCAGCCCTTATCGCCGAATCGCGCCAGCCAAACTGTGTCGGATCTCAGCGCTTTGGGAAGACCACCTTCAGGGCTTTGACAATCAGCTGGACCCAGCTGTTCTCTTTGATGGGAAGGATGGCGATAACCTCAGAGCCGGCGGCAACCAGAATTGCGATCACGGCTGCGGTGGTGGGATCCATAGCAAATAAGGATTCTTGCCAAAGTTTAGCTGTACTAGATAAGAGAACCAGGGCACGTAATAGTTTCTACCGCTACATTCTGTGGAGCCACTGCTGGGTATGGACCATCGCATCGAAGATGGCGAATACTTAAACAAAAAAGAAGCAAAGGCGCGTTTTCGGCAATCAATCCTTAATCATTGGCACAACAAGTGCGCCTACTGCGCTGCGGATCTGGGACGCTCTGCGACGCTAGATCACGTACACCCCAAAATTCGCGGGGGTCATACGCACCAGCAAAACCTTGTGGCCTGCTGCTTCGGATGCAATATCTCGAAGTCGGCAGAGGACTGGATTGAGTGGTACAGGAACCAGTCGTTTTGGGAGCCGCATCGGGAGGATGCGATTGTGCAGTGGATTACTGGGGGTCTGCTTTAGGGTCCCAGCCCATGCCTTCTAGGTACATCATTGCGATGTAGTGGTCTTCGGCATAGCGGCAGATGCTTCCCTTGCAAGCGCGGTAGTACAGCTCGCCGCGTTCGTTTTCCAGTTGGTCCAGGACGTAGCCGTTGCCGTAGTCAGTGGTGTGGACGACGCTCATTTCTTAGTACCGACGGTCATTTCAATATGGCGTACACGGCTTTCGAGATCGCTAAGCCTTTCTTTTGAGTCGTTTTTGAGTTCTTGGATGTCGGCGGCCACGGTGCTGACGGATTGATCTAGCTTGGCGACTTGCATAAAAAGGCCGGCTAGACCCACGACTGCAGCAGTCAGCAGGGCTGGCACGACCTGATTAAACGGGTTATCGGGCGGTTTGGCAGTAATCAGTGCCTCGTCGTGATGCTCCATTGCAAGGCGAACTACTGACCTTTTTTATAGGTTAGCGCCCTTGGCCAACTAGCTTTTTCTTGCCACGCCGTCGTGGACGCGAGTGTTGCCCGTAACCCTGTGATGTTGTTTTAGGGCGACCCGCTTTGTGATCTACACGCCCCAGCGCGGTTTTAGATTTAACGGCCATCAGAATCCTGTAGTGACGCCATTACCAGAAAACTCCAGCCCATCAGCAGGAGTATCAGTAACAGGAGTGTAGGGATCACTAGGCCAGACGGGGTATTGCGTGCCGGTAATGTAGGCAGCCAGATCAGCAGTGGAAACAGTTGCTTCGATTGCGGTGATTTTCTCGCCAGCAGCAAAACGCACGTCTTGACGCCAGACCTTGAGCAGCGGATCTGCTGCTTTGCCGTTGTCAGCTTCGCGGATGATCACCCAGTCAGTGGGCTGTAGCAGGGTGTTGGCAGTGGTGCGGGTTTGCTGGGTCCACTGCTCCACCAGTTGGGCGTGGTCCTTAGGAATCAGTTGGTTGTTTTGGTCGTAGCCCCAATAAAAACGCTGATCGTATGGGGCTGGATCCGGCACTTCGGTGATGCCGATAGCGGCACGTTCCTCTGGGGTAGCGAGACGGAGCCAGTTGGCAGGGTATTGGATGCCGTTTGCCGTGAACGCCACGTCTGGGCTCAGTGGCTTGCCGTCAAGGAGAAACATGGTCGTGGCGCGTTGGTACTACTTTAGGCGGGGTGCGTAGTCGTGTTCACTACTAGCGGGCGCGGGCATAAGCGAAGGGGTTTTCTGCAAAGGCGGCGTAGATGTAGGTGCCGCTGTTGGCATTAACGGCACCATCTGAGCTTCTAATCTTGAAACCGTTAGAGCAAAAATCGGTATCGACAAATCCGCTCGCCTCTGCATTGGAACTCTGCGCGAGCAAATAAATCGAGGCGACGTTATAGGTAGATCTTGCCGTATCAAGAATAAACCAGCCCTGTCCTCCGACATTTGTTTGCTTGAAGACTATCCACCTCGGCCTAAACCCGGTATAAACAAACGGACCATCTGTGCTGCCATTGCCGGTGTAGCTGCCGAAAGAAGAGTACCCGGCTACTGGGGCCCAGAAATATCCGACATAGTTTGCAGCTTCATTCCCATAAGTTCCTATTGTCGCAACAGTAGATGTTGGGGCAGTGTTATTCCAGTATCCCGCATCAGTACCAGATTGTGCTGTTGTCAGGTTCAGTTGCATTCCGCGAGTTGCACCCATGCCAACGTGGTACACAAGCCAGTTGCGTGCGTTGCTTCGATCTTTGACAATGAAAAATTGAGGAGCAACACCAAGTCCGTGCCCCACAGTGACACTGCCGCTACCCGTACCAGACCAAGTGGCCACGGAAAAACCGCTTGAAGGTGATGCTCTCAGACTCGTAGTGATGGAGCCTGATCCGTTGGATGATGTTGTTGTGCCGGCGTCCCAGGCCCACCCTGCGTAGGTAGCCGAGTTGGTGTTGACCTGCGCCAGCGTGCCAAGACTGAAGCCATCACTGTTGAACGCAGTGACGCCGCCATCGCTGGTCACCTCTGCGTCGGTGGTGTTTGATTCCAGTCGCGCTTGAGCGCCACGCACCACGTCATACAAAGCGTGATCAGTAGCGCCGGAACGCCCTTTAATCCAAACAAGATCCGGGTTGAAACCCAGTCCGGTGATGCTGCGGGCTGAACCATTCCCCGTCCACAGGGCAACATCCATCACCGTGGAAGGCTTGGCAATGGTGGGCAACGGCAAGTTCTGATCGCACAGCGCCTTGAAGCCGCTGGGGGCGGTGTAGGCGAAGGGGCGTTGGCCGAAGTTGGCTGAATAAGAAACCGAATTAAATGGACCGTTAAAAAACGTAAGCGAATCGTTGTTAAGCGTGATGCTTGAGATTGTTGGATTCGTATTGCCAGCAGGATTTCCGCTGCCTACCCACGTTCCGTTTTTGGCAATCCACACCCGTCCAGCGTCAACATCAAGGGCGACGCCAATCACATCCCCGGAAGATGCGCCAAGGGAGTTTCCTAGATCGTAGGTAAATGTGGAGGATGTGGCGTTTGTCCTAATGACACCTACGTTCAGATTTGGGTTTGCGCCGACATTGGTAGACAGAGTGAACTCGTAATACCACTTGCCGGAAGTGACCCCGATGGTTCCTCTTGCTGCCGTCGAACCGGAAACGTCAAGGTTGCCATTGGCAAGCGTGGCACCACTTGCTAACGGGTTCCAAGTGCAGTAGTTCCCCCTCACACTTCCCCCCAGCCCGTCATCGGTGCCGTAAGAAGTCGGGGTGTCTACGAGGGAATCGTTGCCTGCACCAGCGGTGACACTGAGGTTATTCGGCGTCCAGTTGTTGGAATTCCCGCTGTAATCCTTGCCAAGGGTGGTGGCAGTGGCGGCTGAGTTATCGGAGAATTTCAGCCAGAAACCGTTTGTACCGAAACTGCCGGTGTAAGCCTTAGGAACGAGCTGCCCAGTAGTGGCATCGACTTTTGTGAAGCTGGATGGTGTTAGGGCTTGGCCGTCGATGAAGTGGATGTCGGCGAGGTAGCCGGAGAAATAGTCAAATAATGTAGCTGAGTCATTACCAACACCCACTCCAATAGTGTGTATGTTAGTGCTATTGACATAGTGATCAGAGTTTTGAGTTGGGTATGTAGTCGCGTCAAAAGCCGTAACCTGTGTGCCATTTATGTAGATCTTGACCCTGTCAGATGCTGTAGCTTGAGTTGTGTCAAAAGCAACTACTAGGTGAAACCAGGCGCTGACATCACGAAACACCTGGGATGTAGCCAGGTACATCGTGTGACTGCCAATGTAAGTTTCGAGGTAAAGCCTGTTTCCACCTTGGAAGCTGAAATGTGTTCCCCAGTCCTGACCAGCAGACGCCCCTGATCCAGACCATCCACAGAAAAAACGATAATCGCCCAATGCAGAGCGTTTCAACCATCCCGCCCAGGTCCACGTCTTCCTGTTGCCCGCAGAAGCAGGCGTTCTGGACAAGTAGGCACTGTCACTACTGTTGAAGCGGAGGCTTCTCTCGATCTGGTAGCCAGTGGCGGCGCTACGAAGTAGCAGGGGATTGGCGCTTCCGGGAATCATCAGCTCAGGTTGGTAATCAGGGTTGCAGTGATCTGAGTCGTGGATTGCACCGAGTACACCAGGCAATCGCGGGCACTAGCCGTTGTCGTCAATGTCGGTGCCGTACCACCGGTGAAATCCCAGTAGCTGCCATAAGCCAAGGTGCGTGATCCAGTGCCATCTTGTGTGATCCAGATACAACCGGATTGACCTGCCACGAGATTACTTGGGTTGGCCAATGTGCGGTTACCACCGAGTGTCACGCTGAAATTGTTGGAGTCAGCAAAATCGGGTGTGATCGTTGCCCCATCCGTCAGGGCTGTAATCTCACCGCGCTGTCCTTTGGTCCACGTTGCTGCGGTATCAAGTGCGCCGTAGCCGCTAATTGTTTGACCGGCAGCGAAGGTGATCGTGCCAGTCATCGTGCCGCCGGACTTTGGCAGCGCAGCGTTGGCTAGGTCATACGCCGACTTCACCGCATTAGGTGTGGCAGCCGTTGTAGTGCTAGTGCTGCTGGTGGAATCCGTGAGCTGAACTGCACCAGCGTTACTGGTGGTGGCGGCTTGGATTTTGCTGCCGGCAATCGCTGCGCTGGCATTTACGTCGGCATCAACGATCGTGCCGTTGGCGATCATCGTGCTGGTGACGCTTCCGGTATCACCCGTAGTAACGACGGTGCCGGTTACATCAGGCAGCGTGATAGTGCGGTCAGCAGTCGGGTCAGCAACAGCGAGGGTGGTTTCAAAGGCGTTGTCAGTTGAGCCCTCAAACACCAAGCTGCCAGTGTTACCAATCAGAACTTCGCCTGTAACGGTGCCGCCGGCAAGTGCCAGTTTTTCGGTGTCCAGCTCATCCAAAGCTGCTTGGACGTTGGTGGCAGAGATGTTGCCGCTAGGCGTGTTACTGACTTGGTTGGCGCTGACGCTGGTGATGGTCTGCGAAACGTCAACCTCGGTCCATTGGTTGCCGTTGGACAGCACAATGTCCGGCGGATTCAACTGCACATTGGGTGCGTTGCCGCTGGTGATCGTGCCAGCCTCGCTAACCACGAGGTAGTACCGGTTGTTGGCTGCAGCGGCGGCGGGTAATGCCTGTCCAACGACAAGACCGATAGCTGTGCCTTCATCCGTCACCGACGCAACGAGACCGGTGCCCCCGCCAGATGATGCGTCAAATGTGCCAGCAAAAATAATCTCACCCACCGAGATGCCGATGGGCTGGAACACGTTGCCGTCCCAGAGGAACAGGTCGCGCGTCAGCGGGTTAAAGAAGAACTGACCGATTTGGTCGGCGGTTGGCTGCGTGTCACCGATTTTGGTGATTGCGTAGTTGGCAAGCTTGGGACCCGTAAGCGTGTTGTCAGCAATACGGGCAACGTCGAGCGTGCCAGTCGTGATCTTGGTGGCGGGCAGGTTGGGAATATCAGCCTCAACCAAAGGCACCGCGTTGGTGATGTGCCCTTCGGTGTCGTAGCTGATGCCGCTAACCGTATTGCTGGCAAGCGTATTGGTGTGGTTCAGAACGCCAGCGCCGTCAACCGCCAAACCCGTACCAGGCTGGACAGCACCGGTGGTACTAGAAGTGGCAATCGGAAGATCAGCGCCAGCAACCGAGGAGCTGCTGGTGATTAGACCTTGGGTGTTGTAGGCAATCTTGTGGAAGACCGGGCTGGCTTGTGCTGTAACCGCGTTGTCGATCTCGATAACGCCAGCATCCATCGTCAGACCATTGCCGTTGACGATCACCGCACCACGCAACGAGGTGTTGGCTACCGGTAGGTCGCTGGGATCAATGGTCCGGTAGGCGGCTGCACCAGCAGCGTTGGTTGGACCAGCGAGGAATTGATTAGCGGCGCTGGTGTTATCCAGCGATGTGGTCAGCGCAATCGTGTCACCGTTGGCGGTAGCCGTCAGGTTGACGATGCCTGCGGTGTCACCAGTAACCGTGTTGACGGAACCCTTGGCTTTGAGATCCAGCCAAGTGCTGCCGTTCCAGTAGGAGCTTTTGTTATCGGTGGTATTGACGAAGATCTGACCGGTGTAATCGCCGGCGGCAGGCAGCGACGTTCCGGTAACAACAGCAGAATCGTTAGCAAGCTTGGCGCCAGTTACGGCGGCGTCTTGAATTTTGACGGTTGTTACTGCGTCAGTAGCAAGAGAGGCAGCAACAATCGAGCCGGCGGCAAAATTAACCTTTGAACTTGGGATCGTGGCGGGATCCATGTCATCGACGCCACCTTCCAGCAGGTTCTTGACCGTAACCTTGCGGGTCTCGGAAAGGTGGACAATCGGTAACTCGTCCCCAGCATCGACGCTACCGCCGGGCAGGGACGTTAGCTGAGAAATTTTGAGGTCTGCCACGGCACCTAAAGCCCTTGGTTGTCAGTCTACTGAGAGGACTCCAGCAGAATTGAGCCGCCTGCGACGGCGGGCAGCGTATCAAGCAGCAGACGAGAATCGTTTTCTTGCAGTAGCTCGTCGTAACTCAAAGTACGAACCTTGAGGCGGATGGGACCGGTCGTTACGAAGTCGGCGTTGACTTGCACTACTGAATCAGGCGAGAAGGCGATGCCAGCCTGGGTGATAACACCAGAAACCTCGTAGAAAATCTCGTCGTCCGTCGCATCAACACCCATCTCGGGGTTGTAGTTAGCGGTCTTGAGGAAGAACTGCGCGTCAAACTCGCTCCCAATCTCGGTGCGAAGCGCCAGTTGCAGCAGATAGTTGGCTTGCTCGCCAGCGTTCTGGTAGCTCCACTGGGCTTGGATGTTGCCCGAGCCGGACATGAGCGCACCAAACTGCGAGCGGAAGCTGTCGCTCAAAGCTGTGGTGTCGATTGCCTCGCGCTGGGTGCTCAGCTCGTAGCTGGTGACTTTGCCCAGCGTCAGGAAGTTGCTGTTTTTGATGCTGATGTTGATGCTCAGGTCAGCCGCTGGCGTCAAAAGGTCCACCGCATCAGCAGCGTTGCCGGTGACTGCCTTGGCGTAGGTCGTAAAAAGGCGGATGCCGCCGAGGTCATCCACGTTGACGTACCAGTTGCCGTCCCGGTGCTGTTGATTATCCTGCCAGCCACTGGCGGCTATGAAGTCGAGGACTTGGTTGGCGTTGTTTTGGATGTAGAGCAGGTCGCCGGTGACGATTGCGTTGTTGTCGACTTGCAGCGCAAAGCGGTCCGCACCAGCGTTTACATCACCGACGCGAAGCAAGACCTGCAGCGTTTGACCGCCGGATTTACGGCGAAGCGCGACGTAACCGTAAGTGCCGAGGTAGACGCTCATTACAAGGTCGCGGTGACGAGGGCGCCAGTTGCCTGGAAGCTGATCTGCGCCGAGGAAACTTCGCCGACCGAAGCACCGATGCTGGCGCTGGTGATGTAAGCGTCAAACGTGGCGTCACTGTTGACTGCGCCATCGGTCAGCCGCAGCGTCAAGCGCAATGGAGCTGTAACCGCTCCGGTTTTGATGATCTGTTTCAGCAGTTCGCTGGCATCGTTGTTGGTGCCGTCGTTGTAGTACAGCAGCGTTGCGCTACCGCTAAAGGATTGGACTCCCGGCGTGTAATTACGTTGGGTGTCGCCGAGGCTGGTGGTCTCCAGCGTTTCAAGGTCTGCTTGGAGTGTCCAGTTGGTGACCTTGCCGTATTCGACGGCGGCAGCAGCACCGCGAGGTCCGAGCAGTTTGCCGTCGCGGCCCGTGTAAACCTTGCTCATCGGAGGACACTCACTAGGCGAACGGTAACAGTGCTACGCCCAGGTCTCACGCTAGTAATTTGCGGTGCGTCGGCATAGCGATAAAGGCTGGCAGTAGGCGAATCAAAAGGCGTCGTACCACCCAAGCCCCAGCCAGCTCGGGTGTTGGGCTCAATCGTAAATGTGTCGTATGTACCTTTAGACGAGTTGTAATGCCCTACAAACTCGTTGGCATTGGTGTCGGAAATGTTTTCGTAGGTCAGCTCCAGCTCTTGCCCGGTGCGCTTGTCGCCATAGATGACACGATATTCCTTACCGTTCTGTGCCCGAAAAGATTTAACCGGCCAGTCCCCAAGGCGTACCGAACGAGCTGTGGGTTTTAGGTCCGGGAAAGCCATCGGATCAGACCATCGTTTCTATTGTAAAGGGGGCATCTACCGTTACCTGCTCAGCGATCTGGCTCTTGTTGCCGCTGATTACTGGGAAGTGACTGGCAACGATTTGCACCAGTCCGTCCTCGTCAATCTGCAGGGATTCCACAACGTAGGTCTGGTTGCTGGTGGTGGAGTTGCGGACAGCGAAGATGGCATCTTGCTTGCTGAAAGCTTTGCCGTCTAAATCAACAAAAATTGATGTTTCGTTGACGCTGCCGTTTTGGCGCTCCCACAGGTAAACGTCGTGATTCTGGTTTAGCGCCAATGGTTCGATGGCTACCACCGTGCCATCACCAAGGATGATGCCGTTGTTGTAGGTGGCGTTGTAAATGTTTTGTTGGGTGATTACGCGGATGTAGTCGCCGGGCGCCAGCGAGATGCCGTAGGGGGTGGTCTTAAAGCTGATGGTATGAGTGACGTACCGGCGGATTGCGAGGAAATAGCGGGCAACTGTAATGGCGTGGTCGTAGCTGGTGATGTGGGTGTAGTTGAACTCTTCCAGTGGTGCGTTGCTCCACTCGGGTGCGTTGTTGTAGCTGACAACGACGGTGCGCTCTTCAGGGAAGCGGTCTGGGTACTCACTGCGGTAACGCAGAGCAACCTTCATCGGCTTACGTTCTTCTGCGTTGAGGTAGCGCAGCTCAAAACTGTCTTCGATGATGTTGCCTTCAGTAAAAATCGCCTTGATTGGTACGTCTGCCAGAACCGGGTTACGCAGTGAGCCGTCGGGGTGGTGAGGCAAGGCAGGCTCCAAGCTGAACTTACCGTTGCGTGTCACCATGTTGCACAGCAGAGACGGTGCAATGCTGGCGATAAAATCTCGAATGTTCGCTGGCTCGGTAATTACATCGTCGTAGTAGAGGCGGTTGGTTTCGAGGAATCGAGCGGTGTAGCGAAGACGGGTTTCATCCAGTAGGTCCTCTGCAAAAATGCTGCCAAGCCCTGCTTGTTTATTCAGCAGTAGGTAACGCACCAGGTCGGTGAACAGGTTGGATGGACCCACGCCCAAGTTTCGCTGGGTGCGTCCGTCTACATCGACGATGTAACGCTGCACTTGGATGCCGTTCTTTTGGTAGATGTGCAGTTGCTCCAGTGAGGTGAGGTTGCGCGAGCTGCGAATTTTGATGCCTGCCATGGCGCAGCCCTCGTAGCTAGCGGGCTTGCCGGGGTCGATGCTTTCGTTGACGTAAACGATTTCGTGCTCTGCGTTGTTGTCGCAACTGCGAGTGATCAGGCCGCCATAGTGCGAGACTTCCGAGATGGCAGAGTTGGCTTCAAAAATACGATCAGCGTCGTTGACGTTTACCTGCTGATTTTGCTTTTTGATGTTTAGGCGGAAGGTATAAACAATATCCCTGCCGTCAAACAGTTGCTTTTTAATTTGGAAAGTTTCACCATCGTTCCATTGCTTGTTTGATTTAGCCGGCGAAATGTCAATCGGCTCGATGCTGACGATGCGCCACCACCATTCGCGGTTGTTGTTATAGGGTCCCGGTAACTTTTGAGATTGAAGCGTCATTTTTAGCTTCATCTCTTTGGTCCCGTTCGTGACCTTAAACAGCGCAGCTTCGGCGTCGGTAAATACGTAAGTACCACCTTCAGGTGTCTGAGATCGCCAAGGTACGTTTGGATTGGAACCCTCACTTGCATCACGATCTGGATCGTTGTTGATTGCTTTTGCAATACCATTGCTAACTTCTTTGTCGTTAGCGGTGACACCGTTGACCTCAGCTTTAACCAGAATGACGTTGAAGTCGTATGTTGTGGCGTCCGTTGGATCGTTGCGTCTGCCGTTTACCATCTCTGCGTTTACAGCGATGTCGGCAATGCGCTCTTCAATGCCCTTGGTGTACAGCGTGAAGACTTGTTGCTGAACGTTGGTAGTGATCTGAATAAAGTTTTCGCTGGTATCTAGCCGCACAAACAATGCGTCACGCCCCACTACCTGCACCAGCTCGCCGGATGTCAGCGGACGTAGGCGAAATTCCCACTGCCCCAGTGGATGCCCAATACGCAGATAGTTAAATAGGTCGCGTGGTGCGTTGCCTTTGATAGCAAGGGGTTTGTCGTTTAAGCGGATCCAACTATCCGTAGGTGCTGCGGTGGCAGAGCGGATATAAATTGAGAAAAAGCTGTAACGTGTGGCGTAACTTTGGATTGTGCCGCCACGTACTTGGATATTGCGGTCGTCAAGGTCAGAAAGTTTTTCAGGACCTGGAATTGAGATGAAGTTAGTGAGCCCGTTAAATCGCAGCCATACTTGGGAACGGATACCGATTTCCGTGTAAGCGCATTGGCGCACGTTTTGGAACGTAGCAATATCTTGTTGGCAAATTGGATACCAAGCCTGTCCAATGTCTACACGAGGACCGTTGGCGTTTTCAGGGAATGCTTTATCCGCAAAAACATAAGTTTCGTTGACAAGGCCAACACTTCCTTTGTTGTTAGGAATGTAACCATCGCGGAATACCTCTTCGCACTCCAGCGTGACGGTTACTTTTATTTTTTTATTGGAACGAGCGAAGGTGTCTGCTGGTGTTCGTTCGGTTACTCGGTACTGACAGTTACCGATGACAAACCGCTCGCCAACCTGCATCGTATCGTCAATTTTTTCTAGTTCTGAAATGATCTCGGAAATAACGCTCTCATTGTCGACGCTGCCTTGCCGGAAACGACTGGGATCGTGAATATATCCACCAACTGACTGCAAGTCTCGTCTATCAAGAATTACGCCGCCAAATGTCAGCTCCAGCTTGTCGCCGTCTTCGACAATATCAACTCTTTTACCGTTGTTGCCTACTTCTGCAATAGCGGTCTGAGGGTTCCCGGAAACCGGAACAAATCGTGTAATACCTATAAACCGAGGATAATTTCTACCGGTTCCTTCCATCTTGAAGTTGCCAGCAATTTGTAAACGCCTTGCGTTGGCATCTCTCTTGGCATCGTCTTCATAATCAGCAAGACGTGAGACGACCTCCCAGTTCAGGCGCAGTGGCGTGCCGTTGGGGATGGCGTTATACGCGCCAAAGCGCAGTTGGTTGTTGGGTGAGTAGCTGTGAGAAAAAGCGTCGCTATCGCCGCCGGCAAAGGTCGGTGCGTAAAAAGCGTTGGTGTTTGGTCCGAAGTCTTGACCAAGTTTGCCGTAACGATCATTTGAACCAACTAGCCGGCTGTCGCTGCTGTAACCGATGCCGTTGGCGTTAGGTTCGCCGCCTTGGTAATAGAACCAGCGGTAATCGTTTTCGTTAAAGGTATCGAGCGGGGTCTGTCCGATGTAGATGCCGGCGCGGTCGGCTGCAATTTCAGCCGGTGTGCTGTAGGGTCCGCGACCCATGCGACCTTGACCGACAAGGAATACCAGATCGGCGGATTGGTAAGTGCCCCAGCTAAACAGACGAGACCAGACCAGCTTGGGGCTGACCATCACGCCGCCGTAATACTCGTTGGCACGACTGCCGGGAACCTGCTTGGTAAAGACGATTGGGATTGCTTCGCCGTAGCGGCTTATGTCCTGTCCAGACTGGAAACCGTAGGTTGGGGCAAAGCGATCGCGGCCAACAATGTTGTCGAGCTGGCGGTTGCGGATTTTTGCTTGCTGTGGCTGTTGAGGCTTTGGTGTAAGGAGATAGCTCGCGGCGCTAGACAGTACGCCAACGACAAGACTAATAATCGAAATTGTTAGTGCATCTGCCTGGACATCAGGCACATTTGCGTAGGCTGCCGGGCGCACGCGACTGCGCCACATCACCTCACGCCGGAATTCGTTGTACTCGGCAGCCGTAATGCCGAGCTGATCAATTAGATCTTTCTCGAACGGTAACAGCGGCATTTTGAGGCTGCGCTCAAAGGGCACCATGCCACCTTCTGCAGATCCCTGTTGACGTAAAGGATTCCGCTCTGCCACGTCACTCCGAACGCCCAGTGGTCGTGGGCAAGCATTACCACGTCACCATCGTACTCAGGCTGTGCAACACGATTGCCCCAATCTCTGATGGCGCGGATGATGGTTTTTAGATCCGAGTTGTACCAGTCAGAGTTGAACGCGGGCGTCGGGATTCCGAGGCGTTCCAGCACTGTGTAAACGAGGTGGATGCAGTCGATTTCGGTGCCTGTTCCGTCTGCTCCGAGGTGATACGGGCGCCCGATCAGATCACTGCAGTCGCACATTGGCGGTTGTCGGGATTGGACCGAACAAGTCCTCGGTGATGCGGCGCCTAGGTACGTCCGCGCCAACAGCGTCAAGGATGCTTCCGATCTCAACTTCAATCGTGGGTCCGGCATGGCTGCCGCTAACGATCATGCCTACGTACTCGGTCAGGATGCGGTAGTCCAGGCGGTTGTCCGGGTTCAGCAGCGCGGTTTCAACCTTGGCGAGCCACTGCGATGTGCCGTTGAAAATGTTGCTGACAATGGTTTGGACGAGGGCGTTGTTTGGGAAGATCAGGCGGGTGGACTCGTTGTCGCCGTTGCGGTTGACCGTGACGCCGCTCCAGCCAAAAGGGGCGAAACCGTAAACGCCGCCATTGTGGTCAATGTTGTCGTTCGAGAAAAAATTCTGCAGCGTGTAACGAGGTCCAGCGCCTTTTTCGGAGATGCTGAGCAGGCAGCCGTAGGCGATGTTGTCGTCAAACTCAAATCCGGTGCTCATTAGCTGATACCTAGGCGGCTACGAGTGGAGCGGGACTGTTGCAGGCGGCGAATGGTGGCTTGCTCACCGCGAGCGGCACCTTGTGCGGCAGCCTGCTGCATACCAGCGCGGAATTGGTCGGCGGTGACGTAATCCACCGAGTTGATGCGTTCCACGGTGTAGCGAACGTCGATAGCTGCTGGCGCCATTGTGGCGGTTCCGCCGGACATGTCACCGCCTTCACCACCTGCGGGGATGACACTGGAACCACGAGCGCCTGAGGCGTAGCGAGACATGGCGCCACGCATCTTGCTGGCGGGGATGACGTATTCGGGTTCGCCGCCTTCGCCAACCATTGCGCGGGTAGGTCCGGTAACGAAACCGCCTTCTGCAAAGGGCGTAAACCCCGGTCCCTCAAGCATTGGATACGCTTTAAACCCTGAGACGTCTAAGTCGCCACCGCTATTTCCACCGGAAAGACCTGCGAAAGCGCGTGCAATTCCTATAGCGACGTACGCAGCGATCATTTGAGCGGCGGCATCCAATAATGCACTACCAACACTCTGTAGAAAATCAGCGAATACCTGTTGTGCAGTTTTGGTGCCGTTAATTAGCTCTGCTATGCCGGTTGTCATAGCAGTTCCAAATGCTTGACCGATTGCAAGTACAGAGCCCTCTAGTGCTTGAGCTTGGACTTGTGCAAGCTGTAATTGTTGAGTTAGTTCGGCTATTTGAGTAGCACGCTCTGTAGATTTACCTGCAGCTAATTGCTGCTCAAAGGCGGCTCCCGCCGGTCCAATAAAACCTGCTTGTAATCCAGCGCCGGTAGCTGATATCTGTCTCTGCAGATTTACTACTTCTTCGGCATCTTTTCTTTGATTAGCTAGTTCAAGTAGCTCTCTGTACTTTTCAACATCCGCGCTCGTCAAGTATGCCTGCTCACGTTTTAAGTCAGCAATTTTTTGTTCTATCACTACTTGTTTTTCTGTTCCGTCGATGCGTGCGTCAGTAAGCTGTATTTCATATTCCACAGCCCGCAGTACGGAAGCAAATTTTTCGGTACGGTCTCTTTCTATTTGACGAATCTGGTCAGCAGCTTTACGCTCTTCGTTTGTAACCCTCGCTCTTGCTATCTGGTTAATTGTTGAACGTTCTGTTTCATAATTGGCCCTTTCCAGCTGTTTAATACGATCACGTTCTATGTCTGCTAAAGCTTTTGTAAGCTCGACGTCGGCTACAAGTAAATCACGACCGTCAAAACGTAGATCTCTAATAAGATCTTCAGCGTTTCCGATTTCAATAATTGCTTGCAGATCTGCCTGTAGAGATGCAGTTCTGTCCTCTGGCGGTTTTGGTCCTTTGCGCTTTCTTGTTTCTGCGGAGAATTGCTCGTTAAGCCGAGCAACTTCGGACAAAAATTTTCGGGTGTCTTGTAAAGCTTGATCTTGCGCTTTTTTGCGTTCCGCAGCTCCTTGGCGTATCTCATTTGCACGTTCTTTACCGAAGATAGACGGGTCTATGAACTGACCTTGTGCACCTAGTGCAGCAGCTGCTGCAAGAATCCTATCCATTAAAGTTACTTCTTCTGCAACCTTGATAAGTTTTTGTTCTTGTAACTGAATAAGACGTTCCTGTAGAAAAGCGTTTGCAGCTGCGGAACCGTTAAGTTCCAGCTGTTTTAACGCCTCTTTTGCTTGTGTGTCGGTAATAGTATCGCGCAGTTTTACAATAGCTTCTAGTGTAGATTTATTATCTATAGCAGCAGCTAACGCATTGAAAGCCTCTTCACCCCCCACTGCACCGAAGCTTGCTGCTAGTGCTTCACGAACATCTGCAGAACCGAACTCTGCGAAAGCACTTACCAGTTTGAGTGCCTCATCCTTAGCGATACCTAACTGCGAAGCTAGTTGAGAAATGTCAGTCGCAGTAGTACGTGATGTACTGCCGGTCGCAGACAAATTAATATTCAGAGAATTTATTTCAGTATTTAATTTTTGTGCATCATCAATAGCTTGTCCGATAGCTGTACCAACCAAGGAAAGACCGAAACCTAGTGTTCCTCCGAAGGCGCCACCGACCGCTCCACCAAGACCACCACCAACAGCCGCACCTGCTCCCTGACCGAACAACAACGGAAACGCGCCGCCGATAACAGCGTTACTTGCGGCGCTTCCCACTCGGCTGCGCAGTGCTGCAGCAGCTTGCTTTTGTTGCTCTGCCGTTATTTTTTGTTCTGCAGCGAGTTCTTGTTGTTTTGCTTGTAACCGTTTGTTGATTACTCCGCTTATGTAGTTTTCAGCTATTGCCCTGTCTTTTACTGCTTTTAGTTGTGCTTGTGCGTCATCGCGTCGTATCTGGCTGACACGTCGTTCAACAGCCAGTGCAGCTGCTTGTGCGCTAGCACTTGTTACACCGCTTCCGCCAGGTCCCATGGGAACTGCCGAAGCTGCTCCTGCGATAGTGCGACGAATTACTACTTGCTGTTTGTTTACCTGCTCAATAGTTTTTGATACTTGTGTGAGTTTATTTTGCAGTTCATCTAAATACCGTACACCTCTTACGCCGATTTCAATATCAGCTCTGTAAGCGTCCACGGCTTGCGTCACACTCTGGTACTTCAGTTTACGCGACAAAAAAGCCACCGGGTTAGCGGCGGCGTTTGGCCTTTTCGATTTCCTTTTGTTGGTCCTCGTTGAGGATCTGGAAGTAGGCGCTCCAGCCAAGGAGTTCTTCGGCGGTCATCATGCTGCGGACTTGGCCGAGGCTTAGTCCCAGCTCTTTGGCGACGCCGAACTGGAGCATGAGCCAGTTGTCCTGGCGAAGCTCCTTGGCTAGTTCTTGGGGTCGATGGGCTCGGCGTCATCGGTGAGGATCGCCAGCATCAGTGCTTGGAGGTCCTTGTCCTTGACCTCGTTCTTCAGCACGTCGATTTCACCAGCGCTGAACAGCTTGGTGCCGTTTTCGTCGAGGGCTTTGGCGATCAGCAGCTGAAGTGCAAAAGCGTTGGCGTCATCCGACTTGGCTTGCTTTTGGGCGCGTTCACGCTCAGCCATCGTCAGCGGTGCCACCCACATCTCAAAGGTGCTGCCATCAGACAGCTCTACTTGCTTTTTGACCGGCTCTAGGTTCGCTGCTTTGCGCAGGCGATCAATAGCGCGGACTGGAATTGAGGAAGGCATGAAGTCCTGTGCTTTCTCGCACTACTGTAGCGGACTAGACATGAAAAACCCCGGCGGTGAGGCCGGGGTTGCTGAACCTACTGCACCAGCAGACTATCAGGCAGAGGTGCTGAAGTCGAAGGTGGGGGTGCCGGCAGGACGGAAGTTGACGGTCACAGACTGAGCATCGTCGGGGTTGATGTTCAGGCTGGCCGAGGTCAGCACTGCATCAAACGAGATCGAGCGGCTGAGGCTTTCGCTCAGGGTCCCGCCGCTGAATACGCGATCGGTGTACAGCTTGAAGGCGGCGCCGGTTTGCTGGCGCTGCAGCACGTCCTCGATCATGCGGTTGGACAGGGCGGCGTCCTCGTTGGTCATGTAGACCGTTGCGGTGCCGGTGCCGTCGCCGAAGCCCGAGATGTAGCTGCGGAAAGGAACGTACTGACCAGGGGTTTGACCGATGACTGTGACATCAATTTCCGCGCGTGAAATTTCGAAGCTCCAGTCCCTGCACTGCCCGACAACGGCGTATTCGGCGTAATACACCTCGAACTCGTTAGGGGCAGCCACCGTGCCATCGTCGGTGATGGCAAGAATGGTGCCGCCGGCAGAAGTCGAAACGGTGAGGGCACCGGTATTAGCGGTGTAGCTCAGCACGTAGTAGGTGGTGGCGTCAGAAATGGGGGCAGGCAAAGTGCCGGTGCCGGCGCCGCCGGTTTGGCTGTTCACAACGCGGAACTTCACGGGGTCACCGACCTTGAAGTTCAGGTAGGGGGCAACGGTGATGGTATCGGTGGTGGTGTTTACACCAGCCTCACCGAAGGTGCCGGTGGTGCCGGCGGGCTTGTAGTAGAGGGCGCCGGACGTGCCGGACAGAACGGTGGTGGCCATAGGGCGTACCAAATGTGGTTTTCTGGGCGGGCACTGCCCGGCTTAATACAGGTTAGCGCCCACAACAAACATTTCCTACGACAGCACAGTTGCTACGTAGGAGGTTTCAATTCGTCCCACAAAATGCGGTGATTCTTCTGTCGCAGAAAATGTTGGGCCGGTGATTTCGCCGACTTTGAAGTAGACGCCTGTTGTGCCCTTAGTGTTGTTGTTAAGTGCTTCGAGCACATTTACGGCAGTAGTCAACAAAGTTTGGTTGCGGGCGGGGCCGCGTCCTTTCTCTGTAAAAATACGGATGACAATCGCACCACGTGCGTTATCAACGCTTGAAGTGAGGGTGGGCTCGTTGGTAATGCCGAAAGTAACATTGACGCGAACGTACTCGGTAGTGGTGTTAGGGGGTACGGCTGTGATGTTGTCAAAATAGACAGGCACTGCAGGCACCAGTGCGCTGAAGGCACTAAGCAGCGGATTTTCGACGGCGGCGCGAATTGCTTGGTAGTTCATCGGGGGTTTCTCAACGCAGCGTCCATTTCTAGTTTTACAGCTCTATTGAGTGCGCCTCCAGCGGCGTATGTTGCAAGCCAATCAAGGGGTGCAGTGCGACTAGCGCTGCCGTTTGGGCGGCCTCCGCTTGTTTGTCCGCGATACGTATTACGTAAACGTGTTGTTTCTTCCTGCTCCCATTTACGAAGACCTAGTTGTGTTTGAGGTCTGGGCGCGTCTTTAGGGCGAATAAAGGTGCTCTGAACTTCGTCAGTTGCCTCTGCAGCATAAGTGGAAAAGTTGGATATACGGAAAACAACTTTGTCTTGTCTCAAAAAACTAGCGGTTACTTGACGGCCAGTAACAGCAGGAGTGCTAATAGGTCTTGGTTCTCCCGGTTGTCCGTCACCTTTCACTGTGTTTGTAGGTGTTTCTATTTGCCAAGAGTTTGAAAACTTACCAGTCCAACTTGGGCCGGCTTGCTGGAGTTCTCGAACTACGCGTTCAGCAGCAGACTTGGGACCATTAAATAGCGTTGTCGCAAATACCCTGTCTAGTTCCTGCAGAGCTTTAGGTAGTTGGTTACGTGCCATTACTGGGGCCTCGCAATGAGGGTGTGCATGACGGGATTGTCGCCGCGATAGCTGGTGATGGCGATGATTTTGGCTTCGCGGGTGGCGCCGTCTTGGGTGTACTGGATGCGGTCGGCTTCAGTGGGGTAGTACGTTCCAAGCTCGCTGGTGCCAATAATCACCTTGAGATCGGTGGTTTGATACAGACCCTCGGATTCGCGGGGATTTACCCGCGTAATTACGGCTTTTACCGAGACCGTAGTGTCTGCGCCTGTGACCGCTCCAGTTGTTGGGTTGTAGGTGCGGGGAGTGCTGGTTTTGATGTACGTGATGGCTTGGCCCCAGTCGTTTAGGACGCTGGTGGGAATCGGGGCGAATACGTCGTCGATGAGGCCCATATCACCCTCGGAATAGACGGACGGCGTAGTTAGCGGCGCCGCCCATGCAGTAAGGGCCTAGGTAGGACTGGAGCCAAGGGTAAACGTCGAAGACGTTGTTGATGACGCCGCTGGTTTGACTGGTTTTGTTGTATTTGACCTTGAGTTCGCCCAGTTCCACTTCGTCGTAGATGCCGGTTGTGCCGGTGGTGCCGGTGATGGCGTCAGTGTCGTTGGCGAGGGCACGTGCCAGCTCGTAGGTGGCGACCTTGATGGGTTCCGGGATCAGGGTGCAGGCAAGGTCGATACCGTCAACCTTGTAGTCCTCGCGGGGCCACTTCAGGGCTTGGGTTTCGGTACAGCGGTCGCCGTAAAAACTCAGCGCATCGATCCAGCGCGTAGCCGAGATCAAAGCGCGATTCTTCTGGTCGTCGGTCTTGCTGGTCCAGGTGCTGCTGTCGGGGACGGTCTCGAAATACGTGTTGGCGCCAGCCAGTGTTACGTAGCTGTTCGCCGACGCTCCGCTCAAAGTGGCATCAATGACGGCAGCCACGGCTTAATACATCCTTTGTTTGAGTCTAGCGCCAGTGCGTGATTTCCTCTGTTTGGCCGTAGGGCGTAGCAATGTGGCGTGGTAAACCTCTGCGCCAGCAAGCTCTAGGTCGGCCTGCTTTTCGGTGTGCTCGCCGTATGGAATGTCGAGAAAGAATCGCCGGTTATTGTGTAGTACGAACAGTCGGACCAAGTTCATGTCGCCGCGTCGTGCTTCCGTAGAACCCAGCGTAGATGCGCTGGACGTGCAAGCCCCTGATACGAAAAAGCCCCGCAAGTGGGCTGATGTAGCAAAACAAATTCAAGGTCTGCGTGAAAAAGGCGCGACAGTTCCGGAGATCTGTGAACAGTTGCAGGTTTCTTATGTGCTGGTGAACCAGCTGATCCTGCAGTCGTACAAGATGGCGATTGATTCGGAGCAGGTGTTCCAGCGGCAGGAAGAGATGCGGTTGGCTGAGGAAGCCTGATAAAAGAAAAGGCCCCCGAGTTGGGGGCCTTTTTGCTGTACGGCTGAAAAATCAGGCGTAGGCAGTTACATCAAGCGGAGTGTTGCAGAGCAGGCGCACGATGGGCACTTGCTTGGTGGTGCTGTACACCAGGTTCCAGCTGCCGGTGGCGGCCAGGTTGCCCGTGGTGGCGGCGTTGGTGGGGTTGTCGCCAGCGGCGGCCCACTTGGTGCCGGTCACGTGATAGCCGTAGTGGTAATCCACAGCCACAACGTCCTGCATGGACAGGATGTTGCGGTCGGCAGCGAGGCGCAGATCCTGTTGGATGCCCTCGGAGATCACGCCAGACTTGAACATGTAGACCGGATACTTCACCGCGTGGGTGGCAGTACCGCCGGTCAGGTAGGTCAGCTGGTCGTCGATCACGACGCGCAGGCCGGCGAAGGTAGCGACCTCAGGCTGGGTCACGCCCACACCGCCGCCGCCCCAGACGATGGCGCCGGAGGCAGCCAAGGCAGAGGTGCTGAAGGTCAGCATCCCCACCTGCTGGAGGTAGTACGCCACGTTGGAGTGCATTGCGATGGCGTCAAGCTCATCGCCGCGCTCGCCCAGCTTGGCCTTGGCCTTCACAATGTTGGCCACGTTCAGGAAGTTGGCCTCGGTCATCGAACCGGGGACACCAGCGAACGAAGCGTCGAACTGGTTGGGGCCGAGCACGCCAGCGCCGGAGATGCCACCGAACAGACCCAGCAGTTGGGCCTTCAGGGTGGAGGTCTTCAGCTTGTTGATGGCGGCAGTCAGCTGGTTGCGGACGTGGGCTAGGGGGTCAGCGCCGGAGCCGAGTTTGCTCAGATCATCTGCTGCGTAGGCGAAGCCACGGTGCAGGATCGTCATGATCTGCTCGTCGGCGGTCGACTTCTGAGGAGTCAGATAGCCAGCGCCAGAGGTGCCCCAGGCAGCCGAGGAGAGGATTTGCTCTTCGGTG